CATCCACCCCCTGCGCCCGGACTTCAGCCAGGAAAGCATCAGTGGTTGGCGTTTCAGGTATCTGTCTCCTCATCCGTTCTATTGCATGATTGAACCCGAAGTCTTCCGCGAGAGATACGTCATCCATATTGTCATTGTCATCCTCAATATCCCGTGATTTTGGAATTGCAGACTTTATTCCCGCATTCTCAGCAGCCAGCGCCGCGCACTTGGCCTCAAGAGCGGCAACCACTTCCTGATGGTCTTTGTACTTAACGTATGAGCCGGAGATGTCATCACCTTCGGTGTTTAGCCATGCGTCATTGCAATTCACTGCGTAGGTTCTGATGCTGATGCTCTCCCGCCCCTGACAGACGCCAGGCCAGTCAATAAAGTATCCGCAATGCCTACCCTCAGACGTGCGCGCAGGATAAATGCCGTTATGACCCGGCAAAATATATGCTACCCATTCATCTTGCGTTGCCTGTTCCGCCGCCTCGCGCAGTTCTTGATAGTCAATCTTGCTCACTGGTTGCCTCCTTTGCGAATCTGTTCCGCCCATTCTTCTAGGGATTTCTCCGCATATTCACCGGACAGGCCATCAATCGGGTGTGGTTCATTAGCCAACTCTTCTTTCGCTGACAGAATCATGCGTGTAACGTCGAAAACTTCACGTAAAGACTTATTGATAAATCCGTGATTGAAAGCCGCAGCAAGACGGCTTGCGGTATAGTTAATACCCTCGTTGCGAGCCTCAGCACGTACTTCATCGAATTTACGCACCAGATACTCAGCATTTGTTTCATTCACTTTCAGATCTCGTGGTACACATTTCCCGCGAAGAAACCCTTCCATTTCGAAAACATTCATGCGCATTTGCGTAACTCCGATAACTCGTTAAAACGTTCCATAAACATCCCGTAGGCATGGCCTGGCGACAGTGGAATCACTTTGAACATCTCTGTTGCCGGGATACCTTCCAGTACAGGCCAGAAAGAGCTATCATCAAGCCCGAGATCGCGGCGTTCGGTTGCCAGCATGATGAGATCGGCATATTTCACGGGCGTGCTCATAACCGGGGGTAACCCGTATTTCTCACGGATTACGGCGTCTATTTTTTCTTCCATCCGTTTATAGTCAGGAAGAAGGCGTTTCAGTGGAGCGGGAATATCCTGGCAATACGCTTCTGTTGCATCATGCATTAACGCTTCAAAAGCAAATTCCTGCGGCACCAGCTGGCTGCAAAGCACCGCATGTTGGGCGACACTGTAGAAGTGAGAAAGATGACCGGCAAAGCGGCAGATATTTGAAAGGGAAACCGCGATATCGTTAATCACGATGTCGTCTTTATTTATCCTGTCATAATAAAAATGCTTCCCGGAAAAAGTTTTAATAAATGACATTTTGTTCTCCACTTTATATGCGCTGCACCGCGCTGAATTTTGGTTAAAGAAAACCCTCGCCATCAGGCGATTATTGAGTCAATTATGTTTCCATAAATGCCCCCGCAGGGGCATTTGCAGTAATGAAATCAGGCGGTGAAAGTACCAATAAAGGTTTCTACTTTGCTGTCTTTAAATTTCTCAACAAGCAGATCACGAAATTCGTTAGCCATTTCTTCCTGCACTGCTTCCAGCTGAATAATGCGCAGAACCAGTACAGGACGATCGCCAGTGATAATGCTGAGGCGTAATTTAAACGGACGTTCTTTCAGGCCTTCAAACGGAACGCATTTAAATTTAAATGCCACTGGCATAATATCTTTGGTCTTCGCTTCGACAGACTCCATCAGGGAGCGTTTGCCGCTGAAGTCATTATCTTCAAAATCAGCGGTCTGGTTCGCTTCAATTGTGATTTTACGGACCGCCGCAGCCGCTTTTGTTGCCTTAATAGCGTCACCATTAGCATCAAAGCCCACAAGATAGTCGGCCCAGTCTTCAATCCATTCTGCCAGTGACTTCTGGGAGTTACGCTCGCCGTTAACAGACAACAGAGCAGAGAACGGTGCTGTCTTTTTCAGTTTGAGTGTGGCGGTGTTATCTGCGTGACCTGGTTCACCAATAGTACCCAGGTTAAGCACACTGACGGCACGCATATTATCGGCATCGATAAAGCAGCGGGTGCCTTCATCTGCAAGATCTTTAGAATAACGGGTAAAGTCATCGATGCTGGCAGTGGAAAGCGCACCACGGAAACGGAAGCGATTTAAATTAAATTTTTCCAGATCATGAATGCGGAAATTCTCAGGCAATGCCACAGCATCGGCACCAATCTTACTGATAATTTCATTAACACCCTGAGCAGAAATAAGGGCATGGATTTGATTAATTGCGGTTGCGTCTAAGTTCTGAGACATAATAAGTCCTCACTATATTAAGATATTCAGTGATGAGATAAATAATCAGTTAATTAAGAACGATATTAATGACCTGCTGCGCGGAGTTTTCCGTCAGGTTCACCGGCAAGAGTCAGTAATTGTCCCTGGTCTTCCTGCAGAATAGTCAGGCGACCACCTCGATTGACATACATCGGCGTTTCGGTGGTGTCTTCTTCGGAGATTTTCCCGCGGTTAGTCGGGCGAACATATGAGAGTTTGTGTTTGATTTTCACACGGTTCTCATCAAACGGTTCGATGTCCAGATTGACCGAGACTTTACCTTTGTTTTTCGTGTTCATCACACCGGAAGCGACTTCACTGAGAACTGCGCCGAGTTTGGTTTCAAATACGCCGCCGTCCAGTTCTACGATAAATACCTGCACATCAGTACTGCGTACGCTAGCCATTTTGCTGCTCCTCATCATACCGACCCTGCAAGGTCGGTTGGTTTCTCCACAAAACAGAGAAGAACACCTGCGGTGACAGCCGCCCGGATGGATTGGGTTATGAGCCCGTCGTCCGGTGATGCTCTTCTCTGTTTTGTAAAAAGAGCGGTACCAGCCGGAAGCAAGTGTACAAACTGGTACCGCCAAAGCAGTGGCTGTTGTGGTGCCGGTGCTGATCTCCGGCTTGCGGTTATTTCAGACTCTCACGGGCGTTTGATTGCCCCGCCGAACAGCTCTTTTCCGCAATAGCCGCAATGTCTTTCGCGCATCAGCCTGCGCATTCACCACAACGCTGAGAGCATTGCCGGTGTCCGAATCGAACGGACCTTTTCCCTGCCCAACCCTCCCATCTGAATGGGACTGTCTGGAATTGAACCAGCACTTATGCCTTGCTCGTCAATGCTCTCATCGTTGCGTCCTGGTCTCTTCCCAGGCGTCAAACCGAATCGCCACGCTGGTTAGGCGTCTTATCAGCATCATCATTGACTTGCACATTCCGGCTACCTGGTTTGTTTGCCCGAGCAAGGAGTGGATTGTCCCCTTTAACGTCCCCAGACCGCTAACGACGCATGTGCCATACGCCGTGTTACAACCAAATTTTGTTTAATCTTGCCTGTGGCATGTTTCTTTTAGATACATTATGTATCTCAAGGGTACATTGTCAAGTATAAAAAAACCTGCCGAAGCAGGTTATAAATATTGATTAGGCCTTTATTTTGTATCTTCTTGGTTTTCCTGAGAAAATTACTGTACCAATTATAGAGCAATTACCGTTAATCTTAATGTAAGGCTCAGGCCAGTTTGGGTTTAATGCTTTGAGATAACGCTGTGTTCCATCTTCTATCAATCGCTTGAAGGTGGTTTCGCCTGTATCGTGCATCAATGCAATAACGTCGTCACCGTGGCAGGCAGGGACTTCGGGATCAACAAAAATCATGTCTCCCGGGCGGTACTCATCAATCATTGAATCACCAATCACCCGCAAGATATAAGTCATTTCGCCACAGGGTACAGGGCAGGGATAAGTTTCTGCTGTGCTCAAATCAACCTCAGAATAGCCAACTTCTTTCCATGCTCCGGCCTGTACCCATGATATGACAGGGACTAACGTTATTTGTTTGTTAGTAATTGAAACATCAGGTTTTTTTGTGATGTTTGTTGTCTGGTGTTCTTGATCAAGCCATCCGACAGGCAGGTCGAAACATTTTTCGATGTGCCGTGCCATGCTGTCACCGATATTTTTAGTAGCACCATCTCCCATAAACCTGCTGGTCTGGGTTGGCTCGCGATCAATCATGGTGGCAAAGGAAGAATTCCCGCCAACACCATCTCTCAGTTTTCTGGCGTTAGACCGCCGGATGTCATGGACTGTTTTCATAACGAAATTAAAACCTTTGTACCGATAGGGTACAAGTATCTTGAAGGTTCATCTCAATCATGTAATATGTATATCGGAGGTACATATTGTATGAAAGCGTATTGGGACTCTTTAACCAAAGAACAGCAGGGCGAGTTGGCCGGAAAAGTTGGCTCAACACCAGGCTACTTACGGCTGGTTTTCAATGGTTATAAAAAAGCCAGTTTTGTGCTGGCTAAAAAACTTGAGCAATGCACGTCAGGTGCAATTACGAAATCTGACTTAAGACCGGATATCTATCCGAAAGATTAACAGAACACCTTCAATTTTTAACCACAGAACGATGAGGCTAACCGTGGGTAAGCATCACTGGAAAGTAGAAAAACAGCCTGAGTGGTACGTGAAAGCTGTCAGAAAAACTATCGCGGCGTTGCCGGGGGGTTACGCTGAAGCTGCTGAGTGGCTGGATGTAACAGAGAACGCTTTATTCAACCGCCTTCGTGCAGATGGCGATCAGATTTTCCCGCTGGGATGGGCAATGATTTTACAGCGCGCGGCTGGCACTCACTACATTGCGGATGCTGTCGCACAGTCTGCTGGTGGGGTGTTTGTATCGCTTCCTGAAATTGAGGAAGTAGAGAATGCCGATATAAACCAGCGCCTGCTGGAAGTCATCGAACAGATCGGGAGTTACTCAAAGCAGATTCGTTCGGCAATCGAAGATGGGGTAGTGGAGCCACACGAGCAGACAGCAATTAATGATGAGTTGTATCTGTCAATTTCGAAGCTCCAGGAGCATGCAGCACTGGTCTACAAAATCTTTTGCGCTCCAGAAAAGAGTGACGCCCGCGAGTGTGCAGCTCCGGGCGTCGTGGCGTCGATTGCTTCTGGTTGTGGAGAAACTAACGCATGAATAGTTTAACGGCAAATAACCGTTTGTCGCAACAGCTGGTGGTCAGCGTCGCTGAACACCTGTTGTTACGGCATGAATGCAGATTACCAAATCACCTGGCTGTAAGTAACCACAGAGAACTTTACCTGACTGTGGGGGGCGAGTTGTGCAGGAACTTAACCGCTGGTTTCGTGACGGAAGAGGGCTTTATGTCCATGTTATTCGTTGGGAGCCAGAAACACAGCGCGTTATCTATCTTCGCAAAGACTACCCGCATGAGTGCTTTAGTCCTTTGTGGAAATTCAGGCGTGATTTTGTTGAGTGTGAAGGACCACCAGCATATTGATTCTGCCATTCCGGGACGTTACACTGTTCAGGCACCTTATAAAGCGGGTGCCGGGATTGGCGTCCTGAAATTGTCAACGGCGATGTATGACGCGCCAGCGTCTTTTTTATCGTCCGCATTTGCTCACATCCAGATAATGGTGGGCTGGGCGGGGGCACCGAAAGGTGCGCCGGTCTCCGTTGACGCCGGTTACGCCAACCCCGTCCAGTTCACCACCAGTGAAATTGGCGTTTCCGGTGGTGGAAGTTTTTCACTGTCAACGGAGGCTGCCATCATGGCTACGATCCCAGCCCTCACTCAACCTGAAATCACCATTGACAACGGCCAGGCCGTTACCACTTCTTTGGCTGTTGCCAACTCCTTCTCCAAGCGTCACGACGATGTGCTGAAAAAGATCCGCACTCTGGATTGTTCCCCTGAGTTTTGTGCCCGCAATTTTGCGGAGACATCGATTTCGGTAAATCAACCGAACGGTGGTACACGCAAGCTCCCTTGCTATCAAATCACACGAGACGGTTTTGCGTTTCTTGCTATGGGTTTCACGGGTAAACGTGCTGCCCGGTTCAAAGAGGCATACATCAATGCCTTTAACCAGATGGAGAAACGCTGCATTACGGCGTTATCCCTTTTTGACTATCTCCGCTTGTTGCGCCTTGCTGGTGTTCCGGGTTATATTTCTCGCGTTGCTGTAAATCCAGCAACCGGGTTTAGCAGCCCGGAACACATCACAGCGCACAACCGCGCCTGCGGTTTTTTTGTGTGCAATGCCCGGTCACATCTGAATTATGGTGGCCTGGGTAGGGGAGCCGAAAGGCTCGCCGGGTTCTGTGATGACCGGTCTGCTAACCCTGCTCAGGTTACCACCAGTTGTTTAGCAGCAGCTTGTGGTGATAAGTCAAAACTCATCACAGGGGCTGTCGTTATGACTACCATCCCAACCCTCGCTCAACCTGAACTTTGTGTTATTGATGGCAAAGTCGTTACTTCTTCGCTGGCTGTTGCCGATTATTTCCATAAACCCCACAAAGACGTACTGGCAAAAATTTCTCGTCTGGATTGTTCCGTCGAATTTACCGAGCGAAATTTCTCGCTCAGCAAATACACCGATGTAACAGGGCGTAAGTTGCCGTGTTATCACATCACTAAAAATGGCTTCGCGTTCCTAGCTATGAGTTTTACAGGCAAGCGAGCGGCTCGTTTTAAAGAGGTGTACATAAACGCCTTTGACCAGATGGAAAATCAACTTTCAAATCCTTCTAGGTTGAATGACGTCGCACATAACGCCAGCGTTCTCTATTCCTACATTTCATCAATTCATCAGGTCTGGCTGCAGCAGCTTTATCCCATGTTGGCAAAAGCCGAATCCCCGCTGGCTGTAAGTCTGTATGACCGCATCAACGACGCGGCGCTACTGGCCAGTCTCATAAATTTGTCGCTGAATCCTTCAGAGGTAAGGGGGCGCAAATGATCCGGAATATTTTCAAACGGTTTACCAATCATACTTTCCGTTGTCCTCGTCCGGGTCAGTGGTACACCACGCCTGCAGGGCATGTTCTACGTGTTAGCCTGGTTGACCGTGAATGTCAGAAGGTGGTTTGTGAACCGCTGGGCCGTAATTACCGCGTCAGTATGCCGCTTATAGCCTTTTGCTCCGGAAAAATGTTTAAGCGTCTGGGAGGTGTGGCGTGAACTGTTTTCAGTTTGTGTGCGGATGTGCTTTCGATAACCCGATTCAGCGCCTGATTATGTTGCGTGTTTTGATGTCGGGTTCTTCAGACGGTGAAGGCGAGAGAGTTATTGATCATCAGGTGCTTGCTGATTTCTGCTGTTGTTCTAAGCAAGCGATATTCAGGGAAACCCTGGCACTGGAAAGAGCTGGTTATCTTCATATCCGAAAAATTGCAACGCTTACTATTGATGCAAAAGCCAGACTACAACCTGCGCGTGGCTACACAATTCTCATGCTGCGGAAGGAGGTTGTATGAGCCGTTACGCCCCCACACCGGAAGTTATGGCTATTGGTCAAATTAATATTTCCGGCAATGTTACACCTGCGACCTGGTGGAAATATATTCGACTACCCAGTGGGCGTCCGGATGCGACGGCTATCGCTCTGCTTTCAGAGATCGTTTACTGGTACCGCCCGACAGAGGTCAGGGATGAGCACACCGGAGCGTTGCTGGGATATCGCAAGCGTTTTCAGGGCGACAAACTGCAAAGAAGCTACCAGGCGTTTGCTGAGCAGTTTGGTTTCGGGAAAAGGGAAACCGCAGATGCGCTGAAGCGTCTGCGCGATGCAGGGTTTATTACTCTGGATTTACGCACGGTGGAAATGCTCGATGGGGTGAAATGCAGCAATATTTTGTTTGTCGGGATCAACCCACAGGCAATTGCGGCCATCACCACACCTTCTTCTGTTTCGCCAGAAAGTAACAGCAATAATGCAATCAGCGATACAGCTATTACGTTAAAACGGAACACCCCCCGACGTCATAACGGAACAGGGGATACGCCGAATGTTGATACAAATACAGAGATTACTACAGAGATTACTACAGAGATTACTACAGAGATTACAACGGAGACTAAAAACACTATTGGCGCATCCGCTGACGCGTCTGCACCAGCGCGTTCTGCCAGACAGGAATATTCACCGGAATTTGAACAGGCCTGGCAGGAATATCCCAAACGTGCTGGTGGTAATTCAAAATCCGCCGCTTTTAAAGCCTGGAAAGCCCGAATCAGGGAAGGTGTGACACCCGAAACCATGCTCGACGGTGTGAAACGCTATGCCGCCTGGGTGCGTGTCTCTGGAAATACCGGTACCCAGTTCGTGAAGCAGGCGTCGACGTTCTTTGGTCCGGATCGTCATTTCGAAGAATCCTGGGAAGTTCCTGCGGTATCTGCAGTCAGACGCGAGGACCCGTACTTCAAATCCAGTTACGACAACGTGGACTACAGCCAGATCCCGGCAGGATTCAGGGGGTGATCATGAGTCTGTTAAATGACGTTCAGAAATTCATTGAAGCCCATCCGGGGTGTACTTCCGGAGACATTGCGGATGCTTTTACAGGTTACTCACGGCAGCGCGTTCTGCAGTCAGCAAGCAAGTTACGTCAGAGTGGGCGTGTGGCTCACCGTTGTGAAGGAGATACACGCAGACATTTCCCGCGCCTGACTGAGAGAGCGCAGGAACCGGAACCACAACCAGTTCGTGAAACCAGACCTGTGCGCAATTTCTATGTCGGCACTAACGACCCGCGGGTGATTTTGTGCCTGACCCGCCAGGCTGAAGAACTGGAGTCCAGGGGCTTATACCGTCGTGCTGCAACGGTGTGGATGGCGGCATTCCGTGAAAGCCACTCCCAGCCAGAACGAAACAATTTTCTGGCACGTCGTGAGCGGTGCTTACGGAAAAGCAGCAAGCGCGCTGCATCGGGTGAAGAGTGGTATCTGTCAGGGAATTTCGTGGGGGCTTAATGAGTAATAAATATTGCCAGGCGCTGGTGGAACTGCGGAACAAACCAGCCCATGAACTGAAGGAAGCGGGCGATCAGTGGCGCACGCCGGACAACATTTTCTGGGGAATTAACACTCTGTTTGGCCCGTTTGTTCTGGATCTGTTTACTGACGGTGATAACGCCAAATGTGCTGCGTATTACACGGCGGAAGACAACGCGTTGGCGCATGACTGGTCAGAACGCCTTGCGGAGCTTAAAGGTGCTGCCTTTGGTAATCCCCCATACAGCCGCGCCAGTCAGCATGAGGGGCAATACATCACCGGCATGCGTTACATCATGAAGCATGCCAGTGCCATGCGTGATAAAGGCGGGCGCTATGTTTTCCTGATCAAAGCTGCCACCAGCGAAGTGTGGTGGCCGGAAGATGCAGATCATATTGCTTTTATTCGCGGGCGTATTGGTTTTGAACTGCCTGCCTGGTTTATCCCGAAAGACGAAAAGCAGGTGCCAACAGGTGCTTTCTTCGCTGGTGCTATTGCTGTTTTCGACAAGACCTGGAAGGGAGCGGCAATCAGCTACATCGGGCGCGATGAACTTGAGGCATGTGGTGAGGCATTTCTGGCGCAGGTTCGCCAGCAGGCGGAAAAACTGGTCAGGGAGATGGCGGCATGACGACATTAACTCAATGCCAGCAGCAGGTGCTGGATATGCTGATTTCTTATCAGAAAGAACGTGGCTTCCCGCCAACCAATCAGGAGGTGGCAACCATGCTGGGATACCGTTCGGTGAATGCAGCGGTGGAGCATCTTCGCGCACTGGAGAAAAAAGGTGTCATCACGATAAAGCGTGGCGTGGCCCGGGGTATCACTCTTCATACCGCGGTGAAGGACGACGACAGCGAGGCGGTCGGGATTATCCGCGCCCTGCTTGCCGGTGAGGCAAACGCCAGGCTGCGTGCAGCCCACTGGTTACATGAGAGGGGCCTGAAAGTATGAAGCTAATACTGCCTTTTCCGCCCAGCGTGAACACGTACTGGCGACACCCCAACAAAGGGGCGTTTGCTGGTAAGAGCCTGATAAGCGCGGCGGGGCGAAAATTCCAGAGCGCGGCGTGTGCAGCAATAGTTGAGCAGTTACGTCGTCTGCCGAAACCAACGTCGGCACCTGCTTCAGTGGAGATCGTGTTGTTTCCTCCGGATAACCGGATCCGCGATCTGGACAACTATAACAAGGCGCTGTTTGACGCCCTGACCCACGCGGGTGTGTGGGAAGACGACAGCCAGGTGAAAAGAATGCTGGTGGAGTGGGGACCGGTTATCCCGGAAGGGAAGGTCGAGATCACTATCAGTAAGTACGAAAAAGCGAGTTGCAAATTAGCAACTCGGTAACGGAATTGAGCAACACCCTAAATTTGGGTATTACCTCGTTAAAGATACTGTATTTATGAACAGTGTATCCTTGATAACTATTAAAAATCGCAGTAAGTTCATCCTGCATCAACGAAAAGGGAGTGCAGTCCCGCTCGTGGATAAAAATTTGTGGAGAAACCAATGAATCAGTTGCTTGTAATTGATGGCGTTTCTGTGCGCCAGTACTTCGAATCTAACTACTGTCTTAACGACCTTCAGAAAGCTGCTCTTCTTGCCGCTGGTGAGAATCGCTCCTCCCGTTCGCTGGAAGTTCACGAGTTTATGCGTCGTCCTGAAACGAAGGCTCTTGTGGAATTATTGGAAGAAGAAACTACGGGAGATTCCCGTAGTATTCCTGTCATCACCATTCAGGGGCGCAATGGTGGGACGTATGTCTGTAAAGAGCTGGTCTATGCATATGCAATGTGGATCAGCCCGGCATTCAGCTTAAAAGTGATACGTACTTTTGATGCGCTTCATAATTCATCACCAGAAGAAACCACATCCGACAAAATTAAATCCGGGGTCATTCTGCTTGAATCAGCAGCAAAGACTCTAAATCTGTCAAACTCCTCGAAACTTGGTGCATACCAGAAATTATCAAAGGTAGCTGGTCTTCCTGAACTTATGCCGATCTATGCCATTGATGCACCTGCTGATGCGCCAGATGGTTCAAGCCGCCCTACGCTGTCGCTGAGTGCACTGCTGAAGCAGTATGGTATCCGCCTGACGGCTAATCAGGCATATCACCAGATGGCGAAGCTGGGGATCGTTGAACAACGCGAACGATACAGCCGTACCGCGATTAACAACATCAAAAAATTCTGGTCGCTGACAGCGAAAGGCTGCATGTTCGGCAAGAACATCACCAGTCCTGCAAATCCGCGCGAGACGCAGCCGCATTTCTTCGAATCCCGATTCCCTGAGCTGTTAAAGCTGCTCGATACCGTTCATTGAGGTGACCGTGAGAGCACTACTGACCCCTGAAATCGCCCCGCGTATGGGGATCGTATTGTTCAGGCCAGGTTCAGAGCTGATGCCCCTGTTTATGCAGGGGCGTGTCCTGCTGGAGCCTGAGCCGGAACGTTATTCATCTTTTGCCAGTGGTGCCGTTCCGGCATCATCACAACCGCTGGCGGATGATCCTGCCGTTCGGGCCGTGTTCCGCCATGAGGCGGTGATCCGTCGTGCTGGTGGCGTGGAATGCCTTGAGAGCTGGTTACTTCGTGAAAAGGGCTGTCAGTGGCCTCATTCCGACTGGCACAGCGAGAACATGACCACAATGCGGCACGCGCCAGGCGCAATCCGTCTGTGCTGGCACTGTGACAATCTTCTCCGTGACCAGTTCACGGAACGGCTGGAAGCAATGGCAACGGATAACTGTGCCCGCTGGGTGTTGTCTGTTGTGCGCCGTGATCTTGGTTTTGATGACAGTCACGTTGTGACAATGCCGGAACTGTGCTGGTGGCTGGTTCGTAATGACCTGGCGGATGCTTTACCGGAAAGTGCAGCCCGTAAGGCCCTGAGATTACCGAAGCCTGTTTTGCCGTCTGTCACCCGGGAGAGTGACCTTGTACCTTCGGTTACTGCCACCAGTATTATCCGGGATAAAGCGAAAAAGGTGCTGGCGCTGAAAGTGGATCCGGAGTCGCCGGAGTCTTTTATGTTACGCCCCAAACGTCGTCGCTGGGTTAATGAAAAGTACACTCGCTGGGTTAAGACGCAGCCGTGTGCATGTTGTGGAAAGCCAGCTGATGATCCGCATCATCTGATTGGTCACGGCCAGGGTGGTATGGGGACAAAAGCGCATGATCTCTTTGTGTTGCCTTTGTGCAGAAAACACCATGACGAACTGCATGTGGATACCGTGGCATTTGAAGAGAAGTATGGTTCCCAACTGGAGCTGATATTTCGTTTTATCGATCGCGCACTGGCGATTGGTGTGCTGTCCTGATTTTGTGGAGAAAGTTGATGCGTGATATTCAGATGGTTCTTGAACGCTGGGGGGCATGGGCGGCAAGTGGTAACACCGGGGTGGACTATTCTCCGATAGCTGCTGGATTTAAAGGCCTTTTACCATCCACCGCTAAACCTCGCCCGGCCTGCAGCGATGATGACGGCCTTATCATCGAAAACTGCCTTACGCGCCTGAAGAAGAAAAAACCGGACGAGTATTCGCTGCTGGTAGCTCATTATCTGCTGCGCATATCAAAAAGGCAGATTGCCAGAACAAGAAAGAAGAGCGAAAAGGCAATACGAATTGAGATGCAGATTGCTGAAGGATTTATTGACGGATGTCTGTCGATGCTGGGTGTAAGGCTGGAGATGGACGACTGGCTGCCCAAAAAAGTAAAAAATGATTAGCGCGGTCCGCAAAAAGTATGTCAGTATGTTAAGAGTGGTTACTACGCCACACAACTTAAACCCGCCGCCTGGCGGGTTTTTTATGACTGAAATCGCATCAGTACAGTAAACGTGCTGGTGGTGAATACCTGTCTTTCAGCTTGCTGGCTTTTTAGACAAGAGTTATTGGTATGTCACGTTAACCGGAAAAGGGAAAAAGACATGCTAAAACAGCAGGATATGACAGAAACCGCCAGAGTGGTGTTTAATGAATTAAGCGTCACCTACCCGGCGACAGTCGGGGAGATTGCGCAGAATACTTACCTTTCACGCGAACGCTGCCAGTTAATACTGACCCAGCTGGTTATGGCGGGTCTGGCAGACTATCAGTTCGGTTGTTACAGACGCCTTCCGCAGTGAAGGCTTTTTTATTTGTGGTAAATGGGCGGCTGGTGGGTGTGGTGGTTGTTGCTTCCCCGTTGCTGAAAAAGAAAGCATCAGGCGATTAGCAGGGTATCAGTTACCCGTTGAAATTTTTAAATACCTCACAATTCAGGCGGTTGACTGTTGTCTGGTTTGCGGGGAGTTTGTTAAAAGAAACTGGCATGGTGAATCCCCCTGTGCGGAGGGGCAATCAGCAACTGGTGTTTTGTCACCGACCCTTATCCTTTCTGTGCGGGTTCAGGTGCTGATACTGAACTCACCGGGAGGCACCCGGCACCATGCAATGGCACATAGCGCCACTCTCCAGCCCCTCTCCGGAGGGGCTTTCTTATGGACAAAAAAAGCCCGCGCTGGGAGACGCGGGCGGCAAGGAATAAACAACAAAACGTGAAGTAATATTTCAGCTGGCGAATAATATCCGACAGTAATCACTCTGCGCAATAGCGCGGCCTTTTTCGTATTGCGGGCTGTAGTCTTCCTCCTGCCATTGTCCTGTAACTTCCGGACTTCAGCCCGTTCCCTCATCTGACTCACAACATTATCCCGACCGGGAGGATTCATGGCATTTAAACACTATGACGTGGTCAGGGCGGCGTCGCCGTCAGACCTTGCGGAGCGACTGACTCAAAAACTGAAGGAGGGGTGGCAGCCATTTGGCAGTCCGGTGGCCATCACGCCCTATACCCTGATGCAGGCCATTGCGGCGGAAGGTGATGTCACCACACCGGTGGTGGTGCAACCGTCGGGTGATGGTGGCGCTGTTATCAGCACCACCAGCGAACCGGAATATTACTTTGTCATTGCGCTGGCCGGGCAGTCCAACTCGATGTCTTTTGGCGAGGGGCTGCCGCTGCCGGATACGTATGATCGTCCTGACCCGCGTATTAAGCAACTGGCGCGTCGCAGCACGGTGACACCGGGCGGTGCGGCCTGTGCATATAACGACATTATTCCTGCAGACCATTGTCTGCATGATGTGCAGGACGTGAGTAATCTGAATCACCCGAAAGCAGACCTCAATAAAGGGCAGTATGGCTGTGTGGGGCATGCCCTGCATGTGGCCAAAAAACTGCTGCCGTTTATGCCTGCCCGTGCGGGGATCCTTCTTGTCCCGTGTGGACGTGGCGATTCGGGATTTACTGCGGGAGCAGAGGGCGCGTTTAATGAGGCGTCGGGTGCGACAGCGGGCTCTTCCCTGTGGGGGGGGGATAAACCGTTGTATCGTGACCTGGTCAGCAGAACGCGTGCAGCCCTGAAGAAAAATCCGAAAAACGTGCTGTTGTCGGTGATCTGGATGCAGGGGGAAAAAGATGTCAGTTCGGGGAGACATGCAGAGCACAATGCACTTTTTCTTGCCATGGTAAATAAATACCGTGCAGACCTGGCAGATATTGCAGACCAGTGTATTGGCGGGACAACGTCCGGCGTCCCGTGGATTTGCGGTGACACCACGTACGACTGGAAGGCGAAGTATGCAGTGCAGTATGAGGCGGTTTACGGAGGCTATAAAGGCAAGGCGGCGCAGAATATTCACTTTGTGCCGTTGATGACGGATGAGCATGGTGCGAATGTGCCGACAAACGAGCCGTCAGAAGATCCGGACATTATCACGGCGGGATACTATGGTGCCGCGTCACGCAGTAATGGTAACTGGACGACAGCCGATCGTAAAACGCACTTCAGCTCCTGGGCGCGAAGAGGCATTGTTTCAGATCGGCTGGCAGGAGAGATACTGGTGCGAGCCGGGCGTTTGCTGCCGTTCCTGAGCGGGCAGTCTGCACCGCTGGCGACCACGCCAGCCTCCACGGGGGATGCACAGTCTGGCTCTGCGGGTCCGACGCAACAGCAGGGTGCAGGTACTTCTGCAGGCGGTCATACTGAAGCCGTAACAAGAATGGTGGCCGGATATGATGCGAACAGTGGCAGTGGTGTATGGACAGAGCAGCAGTGGAATGCGTCCGGTGGTAAAGGCACTGTGACGGATGACAGTGGCAGGAAGGCGCTGCGACTGGAAAAACAGCCGGGTAAACTGACCTCCTGGAAGATGTTCCGTACTGTTGCGGTGGAGGAGGCAAAAAATCTTCTCAGTAAGGGAGGTGAAATTGCCGTGCGGTTTAAGATCCCGGAGGGTGTCGAACTGGTTAACGGTCAGTTTGTCTTTGGTCTGTACTGGCCGGTGTCGCAGTGGGCGTCAGGCGCGACAGCAAACAGCATGCTGGCGTCCTTCTTCCTTCAGACGGATGCATCAAATCTGAATCTGATGTACCACAAGGGGGAGTCGAATGCGCAACTGGGCACATTTGGGGCATTTGACCATAACTGGCATACGGTTGTTTTCCGCTTTGCGGGAAATAACAGCGAAAAAGTGGTGCCGGTGATTGATGATGCAGAGCAGTCTGCGTTTGACCTGGTGATGTGGACAAATGATGGCTTTACAGCAGATACGCTGACGCTGACAGATATCACGGGGGCAAAAGCGACGTATCCGGTACTGCTTGATACGGTCACAGTCAAAGTTAACGAAAACCGGGAATCAGCATAACCGGCAAAAAAAACCG